CCTTCTGCTTGGGGGAGTACGATGTAACATATCTCCTCGTCCTGCAGCAGTTGGTGGTTGCCGTCGGTGTCCCCGATCGTGAACCGAACCGCATCCTTCATCGAAGTGGTAGGATCGCCACTGTAGCTCCACGTCATTTTTCTTTAGCTTAGAGGTACGTACTCGACACCGCGCTGTTGAGGAAGTACGCCAGGTCTGGTGCGATCTGTTCCATGCCCATTGCCATCTCGGCTTCGAGTCTCATTGCCTTCCTCCACTCCAGGCGGAAGTTACGCACAGCGAACCAGCCTGCTCCACCTGAGCCTTGTATGTTCTGATAAGGCCCACCAGAGCTGAGGTAACCGTTCCAGCCGAAGGTATATCCTGCACTTGGAGTGAGGATCGAGGGCGTTGGGTTGCTGTAGCAGAGCAGTGCATCGTTGCCGTATGCAAAGCCATAGCTTGCACTTGCGCCTTCTGCTGCCGAGTTTACCACACACATCGGTATGATAACACGGTCAATGCTGAACACCTGTGCAAGAGCCTGTTCACTGACAACAGCCGGAGCGCCAGGCGTTCCACCGAACTTTATCCTCTCAATGATTTCAGGGTGAACAATCAACGCTTCGTAGACTTGCGGGCCTAGTACGAGTGTATTAGGCACAAAGCCAGTCTGTTGAGCGATAGACAATCTATACTTCCGTATCGTTTCGATTGGCGAGGAGTTTAGCTGGTCGTCGAACTGGACAAACTTGTAGTCAGTTGGGTCGCTTGTGACTTCGGCTTGCGTGTTGCCTGTTGCCTGGTTCGACCAGACGCCAGGGGTGAAGTAGTTGGTCACAAACTCCATCTCACGCGCCAAAAGAAGCTTCTGCGTAAGGAATAGTGAAATATCCCTCTGCATGTTCAACGGAGCATCGGCGTTAGCCGCTACTGCATCGCCAAGGTCAACGTGTAGGCCCCAGACATCGCACATGTAGGTATTCTTCATGTTGATGCCGTAGCCGGTACCAGTGGTCTCAGCGCCGTCTAACCGAACTTTGGCTTCATTCGTGAACCAGTAGTCCTTGTTGTACGACACGTAGTAGTCGCGTTTCTTCTGTACAGGTATCAGCGGGAATATATTAGCCGCTTGGAACTGCGTTTGGCTTTGGATGTATGCCACTGAAAACGTCGTGTTAGGGACGTTAACGTGCACGTCGTAAACAGTGGGTTGACTCTTGGTCAACGTGACGTGATCGGGCATCGTCCACGCTTCGCTGATGTCGTCGATGTATCCGGCTTTAGTAAGTCGTGAGGCTGCGCCGTGTAGTCCGGCTTGGCCTAATCGCGCTGCGTTCCCAGAGAGTCCCATATTAGGAGTGAACGACGCGACGTTTCTAAATCTAGTTGCCATTTTTGTTTTTCTCCTTAATTGGTGATTATGTGGACTTCCAGGACGCCTGTGTCACTGGCAAAGGTCGTCGTTATCGCGCCGTGGATCGTAAGCGTGTCCGTTGGAACGAACGAGTTGTTGATTGTAGGTGCTGCTGACTGCGAGACTACTGTGTCCACTGTATCTGAGTTGCTCAGTGTGAGGGTTGATTTGGTCGTGCCGCTTGAGTAAAGTGACCTAGGCGTGCCGCCTGTGGTAAGTATCAGGTCAAGCGAGCCGACTCCTGAACTCGATCCAGCAGCAGTCGTGTAGATGCCGTACCATCCGACAATAGATCCGGTAAAGCCCATTGGCAAAGCCGCGTAGATGTTACCCGTTGCGGTAAGGTTCCCTTGGTGGATGCCGAACATGAGCTGGCCGGCGTGGTACGTCGCGCCCTGCGGTATGCCTATTCCTACACGTATGTCGTGTATCTCACCGGCTCCGCCGCATACATCCTGGCTCATCATCCCAACGATAACGTCGGTTCCGGCTACACCGGGGCCGAGGGTGCCGTTGGTATCGTAAACCTTGAGACCTTGGCCTGGGTTCGCTGTCGTGCCCATGTATGCTTTACTGTGCCCGACCTCTGTTACGGTCGCAATATCTCCTGCTGTTGGGTCGTTTTGTAGTATCCCCCACGCCTGATTTGCTGGTACTGTAACCGCTCCGATCGTCTGAGCAGAGGTAGAGGCAATATACATCTTGCCGTCAGTCCCCATCATGACCGCTCTGAATTGCGCTGTGTTAGGGGTGAAAAGCCCTGTGCTTGAAAAGTCTTGCCCAGCTATGTAACTCATTTGCTGGACTGGTGCATCGCCGACCATGATTATCTACCTCCTAAAACACGGGCGAGGTTTTCGTTGTACCCCTCGGGGTCTGCGTGAACGATATCCGTGTATGCCTGTTCGTAGGTGACTGCTCCACCGCTCTTTCTAACGGCTTCTTTTGCCAGTGCGTCCCAACGGACAAGTGGATCTTGTGCGTCAGTACCGCTCTCAGCCTCGGAGCCGAACTCAGCGAACAGATCGCCTTTAGCAAGCATCTCTTCGTGAGCGTCTAAAAGCTGGATAAACCGCTTAAAATGACTCTCGTCCATTACATCCCCTGCATACTTAAGCAGTGGGATGAAGTCCGGGCCCTTCGCAATGTGCTCGTAGGAAGCGGCTTTCTGGACATAGATACGGTCAACCGCATCACTCTCCAGCTTCTCGATCCTTGCGTCTTTCTCTACCATCATGCGGTAGAGCGGACGGACAGCTTTCTGAACGTCCTCAGGCAGGAGGTCGATATCCTCTTTCTTTTCGATCTTTGCGAGGGCTTTTTCAATATCTGTTTTCTTCATTTTCGTAGCTCTCGATTTCGTGGTGCCGTCACCATCACCATCACCGTCACAACCATCGTCATCATCGTCGTCGTCCCCGTCATCAGCAGGCTTAGAAGCCTTAGCGAATCCAGAGAGTTGAGCGATCTTGTCGAAGGTATCAGAAGGTAATTCATCAGCGACGCTCTTGGTAAGCTTCACTGCGCCTGTTAAGGCTTCATACGCTTCAGGTGGCAGCCCAGGAAATGCTTTTTGTACTTCTTCGCTATCGTTTGTGTCTTGTTTGAGCACGTCGATAGCGAAGGCTGCATCTTCTGATTCTGACATAAAACTAGACTCCGTTAACCCTTTAGTGAGCTTTATGCGCTTACGCGCAGCTCCACGGGTAACTAGATGTACCCCTCCTTCTTTAGAGAGGTTGACATCTTCTAAACGAGTAGGGCCGTGTTCGCCTTTATTTAAAGAGCTAAGGCTAAGTGCATCATTTGAATAATCTTTAGTGTTCACCTGAGCCTTGGTACTCTTCTCGTTTCGCTCGCTTTACGGGCTTTCCGGTATGCGTAACCCATTTCCATCGATACTATACGCGCCGAATTCGCCGCTCTCAACGCGCTTTGTTAGCGTATCGTTTATTCTGGTGTACAGCACCCAGTCGTCTTTTTTGACGTACTCCGGCCCATCGAACGTTTCGAGGGTGAAGTCAACGGGAGCGATAAAGCTCTCCACCGGCACAGCTTGATCCGATTTTACGGGTTTAACGTGGTGGGTTCCTACAGGGCCATAAGAGCTTTGCGATTTGATCGCATTAGCGAGATAGTCACGAGCCATCTTACGCAGGTCATCAGGATACATAAAATCCTTCTGCGTATCTAGCTCGCAGGCTTCCCCCTTATGGCACGCTGAGTACACAACACCGACCACGACGTTATCGGATTCGGCCTTCAACTGTCGTGCGGTATAGTGCCGGGTTGCTGCTGATTTCTGTATCGTCCTAAAATCGTTTTGTGCGTTTATATAGCTTGCGTGTATCTCTTTAGAAACGGCGGCTTTTTCGGGCCGCCTCATCAGTTTTTTTGGTAACGTGCCTCAAGACTTTTAGCCAGCATGAGCCTTTTACGTTGGAACTCTTGTTCCGCTCTTGGCACTCCGAGCTCAAGCAATATTGGATGTGGTAAAGTAAAGTCTATATCTCTGCCAAGACTCTTTTTAACAGTGTGGCCCAAAGCAACCCTAACCATCTTATGACCTTTCTCGATGCGGTTTAACTCAGTATCAAACCAGTCAGACCATTTTTCGATTTCATCTGTATTTGGTTCACGAGGTGTGCCATTATCGTGCTTACGCAGGTGTGGTACAAGATACATAAACGCAATATCGTTTCGAGTCAGGTTAAGCGGTTTTAGATACCTCTCATCAAAGATCCTGCCAGGTTTGCCGGTCATCGCTGACTTACGGATTGTATCGTTTGGACTTGGTGATGCCGCGATAAAGAGCACCTGGGCACGAGGACCAATGTATGTTTCAACATCTAACTTTTGAATGTTGTCTGGAGCATCTTCACCTATGTCTTTGTAGTAGCTTCTGAGCGTTGTTTTCATTGATGCGAGTTCATCCGGTGGGATGCCTTTTGACTGATTGATTCGTCCCGCTGCTGCTGCAAGTGCTGTTCTGTTTATTTTGAACTGTCCGTTGATTATATCTCCAACAGGGAACTTAAAGTCAGAAAGCTTGTTTGGGTTTGGTGCGCTCCACAGATAACCTCTTTTGAGCTGGCTGAAGTTAATGTCGCCATCGGCGTTCGTAGCTGCTGCAACCATACGCTTTTGTGCTGCACCGGCGTCCCATGCTCCTGTATCCGCTATCGGTGCGTCTTGTTTACCATGAGCGTCCTTATCGACATCTTCTTTGCTCATATTCTGGCACGCGGTCCGTGTCTTCTCACAGTCCTTTTCGGCTTCAGATCCGGTTTCTCCAGCTTTCTCTTTCAGTTTCATACAGTTATCTACGACACCTTGACAACCGCCAGCCTTCTCGACTGATTTTTGGGATTGCTGTACTGTGGTGTTAGGTGGGGTTTCCGGACCTGAACCACCTTGCTGGCATGGTGGACACGCCGGACAATCGGGGCAGCCCTGTGATGACGGTGAAGTCTGGTCGGTGTTGTTCATGCCGCTAGGTAAATCCTGTTTGCCGATTCCTTGTTCAGCATTAACGTCTTGCTGCGTAGCAGCTGCTTGTGCTGACTCGACCGCCCCCTCTGCTGCGGTTTGAGCTTCTTGTGCTGCGGCTCGTCTGTTTTCAGCAGCGGCCATGCCACCAGCTTTAGGCATCACTTGCTGGTGTAGTTTCTCCCA